GTAATGAAAAAGAAAAGTAGATATCCCGACCATATAGTATGGGATGAAGAAACTGAAACCTTTAATGCGTATTTATTACCTTACGGTTCTAATGTATCTGCACCTGTTATAAAAGTTGACAATATAGACGGGTTTAAAAATAAAGGGGTAAGTAAAATAGAAAAAATATTTAACTCAGAACTTGAAGAGTTAATACAAAAGTATTATAATTTGGTAGATGAAGTTGAATTGAACAACCTCATCTATAATTCAAAATATTCATTTGAACCAATAATAGGTGAAACATACCATCTTTATGAAAATAAACGTAATGAAAAGTTTTTATCAATAATAGGTCCAAATGAGTGGAATGAAAAACATATAACATCAGTTAGATTAAATTCAGATTACAAATGGGTTTCCATAAAAGATTTATAACTAAAGAGACAATAATGTTAACAGATAAAAGTAATCTTAGTGTACTTTTTGGTTCTGACGCATTAATTTTTGGTGATGAATGGTCAAGTGAATTCTACGACCTTTTTAATAAAGGTTACGAATATAATGAAATATTAAAAAAACTAAATTAAAATGAAGAATATAAAAAAAGGTGAAACAATTAAAAGAGTTAGTGACACTGAAGCTATCTTTTTTGTTAAAAATGGATGGGAGTACTGTTCTAAAAGTGAGTGGAAAAAATACCGAGGAGTAAAAAATAAAAATGACATAACTCAAGAAGAAGTGTTAGATAATATCTCAGACAAAAAGAAAAGAAAAATGAGAAAAGAAAATAAAAGAAAAAAATATCAAAATAACTAATGAAAAAATTAATATTAATGTTATTGACTTCATTCAGCTTAATGGCGTATGGTCAATATAACGCAACAGAGGAAACGTTTAGTAAAACATACACCCAATTAAGAATTTGGGAGAAACCTGATAGTACATGGGTATATTCTGACGGTACATTTACAGATTGGACATTTATTTTTAATGTTGAATTTTTTTCATTACCCGGAGGTTCAAATATGTTTGGAACAGTAATGGAGAACTCAAAAGGGGAGCCTAAATTCTTTTGTAATTATTTAGGTGACCTTTATGAAAGTGAAGATGAGTATGGTGAGTATGGTTCCTATAAAGTTGACATCTTAAGTAAGAATGATGATACGGGTACATGGGGATATTGGAACTCAGGAGAACTCCGTTATTATGGACCTTGGACCTATTTGTTTACTGGAGATAAAATGTATTTTAGTTACTTTAATCAAAAGTAATATGTGTTATAAACTAAAAACATTATTTGTTTTATTTTTCGTAAGTTTCGTTTCTTTCGCACAGGGAGACGATTCTTACGAAATACATTTAGGTTTAGGTAGACATCAAAAAAATATTGATGAATATGGAAATTCATTACCCTATGGACAAGAGATTGATAAAGATATCCTGTATATAGACAAGAAAGAATTGGACTACATACTAAAGCGTTCAACATATGGTAATGGTATTCTAAATGGTTCTTTTAATGTTAATGGTGTTATAAGATGGAATGGGGAGTTAGTTAACACAACATGGACATTAATGAGTAATAACTATCATTTGATGATTCAGAGTCTTGATGACTTTAAAAGATATTATTATAATATACCTGTTAGTGAATTAAAAGATAAAGTAAAAAGAAAATATTAATGAAAGAACAAGTCAATCATCCCGACCATTACGGTGGTGAAGATAATCCTTATGAAGTCGTAAAAGTTGCGGAGGCGTGGGGTATTGATAGAGACGCGTACCTTTTTAATGTTTTGAAATATATCGGTAGGAGTGGTAAGAAAGATGATAACCCACCTCTACAAGATTTAAAAAAAGCGTTATGGTACTTAGAAAGAAGAATTAAAACAATAGAAAATGAAAATGGAAACAAACACGATTTATACGTCAGACTCTACGAAAAAAATGGAGGAGATGGAGGAGGGGTCAATTGACTTGATTGTCACTTCACCACCATACGGAGTTGGGATTGATTATGATAGTTGGGATGACGATAAATACTTTGAAGAATACAAGGTGTTTACAAAAGAATGGTTAACCCAAGCGTACAGAGTATTGAAAGATGATGGTAGAATTGCAATGAATATACCATATGAAATCAATAGACAAGATAAGGGAGGTAGGATATACTTCTCTGCTGAAATGTGGATGATTATGAAAGAGATTGGTTTCGGTTTCTTTGGTATAGTTGATTTAGAAGAAAGTTCACCACATAGAAGTAAAACTACTGCTTGGGGTAGTTGGATGAGTCCATCATCACCATACATTTATAATCCAAAAGAGTGTGTGATTCTAGCGTATAAAAATTTACATAAGAAACAGGTAAAGGGTACACCACAATGGAAAGGGGAATACCAAATGGTTGAGGATAAAAAGAATGGTGGAGAAAGAAAAAAACTTGTTTATGAAGAAAAAGATAAGAAAGACTTTATGTCGTTAGTTTTTGGTCAGTGGAACTATTTCGCGGACACAAGACAGATGACTAAAGCTACCTTCTCATTGGATATACCATACAGAGCAATCAAGATTCTATCATACAAAGAAGATATTGTATTAGACCCATTTAACGGTTCAGGTACTAGTTGTTTAGCTGCTGAGATGTTAGGAAGAAAATGGATTGGTATAGATATTTCTGAAAATTATTGTGAAGTTGCTATACAAAGAATTAAAGATTATCAGTTGGAACAACAACAACTTAAAATACAGGTTGATGAATTAACAAATTAATATATAATGGTTTATTACGAAACTACTGAGCAATTAATGGCCCTTGCAAAGGAAGAAGGATTAAAAACCACTAAAGACGGTATATTACATTTTAATACTGGTAAATTCACTGGTAGGTCACCTAAGGACAGATATTTCGCCGAAGGTGAATATGTATACAATACGGTCGACTTTAAAAGGGTAATCAATCAAAAATTAAAAAGACAAAGTTACATTTCGTTGAGAGATGAGATGAAAGAATATTTAGAAAACGAAGAGACATTAAGAAGTCGTAGAGTTGCTGGATATACTTATGAAAATGCGGGGACCTTCAACATAACATCAACCGAACCGTGGGCAATCATATTTTTTAATAATATGCTGATAGACCCAACATCTTTTGTCATGAATTATTCACGTACATTCACAGAATGGGAAATATTACACGCACCCAATTTCATAAGTAACAATAGACCAAAGGATGTTAAAAATGAAAACTTTGTTATTGTTGATTTTGATGATAAAAAGATTTTAATAGCCGGTACTAGTTATACAGGAGAAATAAAGAAAAGTATCTTCACCGTAATGAATACACTTCTTATTGACAGAGGTGTTTTACCGATGCATTGTTCTGCAAATGCAAATACAAAGGATGGTAGAGGGGTTAATTTATTTTTTGGACTATCAGGTACAGGTAAGACTACATTGTCTTCAGACCCACTTAAATTCTTTATAGGTGATGATGAACATGGATGGGATGGAAACAATGTATTTAATTTTGAGGGAGGATGCTATGCCAAACTTATTGACTTAGAAGAGGAAAAAGAGCCTATCATATGGAAAGCAATACATAGTAAATTTACAAAAAAGAATACAAGTCTGTTAGAAAATATTGTCGTTAACGATGGGGAGCCTGATTACACAGATAGTAGTGTAACAGAAAATATTAGAGCATCATATCCGTTGGACCAAATTAGTATGGAGTCTAAAGTAAGTATGACAGGTAGAGGATATGGTGTTGAGAATATATTCTTCTTATCGTTTGATGCTTTTGGTGTATTACCTCCTATTTCTTTATTGAACACAGAACAAGCGGTTAAATATTTTGGATTGGGTTATACCTCTAAAGTTGCAGGAACCGAAGTTGGTATTGACGAGCCTACAACAACGTTCTCACCATGTTTTGGTGACCCATTCTTACCAAGAAAGATTGAGGACTATACGAATATATTTGAAGAAAAGTTAAGAGAAAACCCAAATGTAAAAGTATGGTTGGTCAATACGGGATTTGACAAGCACTACAACAGATTTTCTTTGTCACAAACGAGGGGAGTAATTAACGGGGTGATAGACAGAGATTATGATAAGGACTATATTGAATATAATGAATTGTTGATACCAAAAAGAATTGGTGAATACAATATGGAAGAGGTTTTTGAAAAACCTGACGACATACGACAAGGTAAGTTCTTTACCTTAATAAAAAACTCCTTGTAATGAGGGGTTTTTTTGTTTATAAAGTATTTATATTAAAAGTATATTAACATGAGACAATTTAGAATAGATGACTCAGAGAGAGATAGAATATTAAATCTCCACGAGAGTGCAACCAAAAGACAATACCTAAGTGAGCAAGGAAATAACTGTATACCTATAAATCAAGTTAAAGGTATAGAAGGATTTGTTGATGGGGATTTTAACTCACTCACAAATATTATGGGACAAAAGATTAGTGAAGTTTGTAAAAGTGATACTTTTGGTGATATCGCGGAGTATACATTCACTATGGAAGGTAATCCTAATTTAACTGTTGCTAGTTTTAAAATTGACGGAAACTTAACACCTAAAGAATCAGGAGCATGAAAACGATATTAAAAGAGACGGGACTAAGAAACATCAAAGCCCTTGCTGATAGATATAAGAAAGCTAAAATATATTTTCACCAAGATTTAGATGGTGTTACTACAGCACTTGCAATGAAAAACTATTTGGAAAATAATGGTATTGAAGTTGTAGACTCTGAAATAATTCAATACGGTGATAAAGAATTTGCGGTTAAAAAGTTAGACGCACAAGGAGATACGATGCCAGTATTGGTTGACTTTGCTCATGGTAAGCCGATGTTCGTTGTCCACACTGACCACCACGATAGTCAAACAGGTGTGGAAGGAGACACTTCAACATCATTCAGACCATCACGTTCAAACGTCGCTACATTATCTCAAATTATGTCACCTACAGATATTTTTCCATCTGAGGATATTACATTAATATCAACTGTAGACTCTGCAGATTTTGCGAGATTCGGTTTGGAACCACAAGACATTATGAATTTTATCTTTAGATTACAAAAAGATAAAAGTTTACAACAAAACAAAATGGCTTTAGGTTTAGCGACAAACAAATTATTGTTAGCGTTTAAAAACAAACCAGGGTTTTTAGAGGAGTTGGTTATGACATCAGAACCATCTCTAATGAATATCTTTCAAAACATTAATAGAATTGCAAAAAGAGAAAATCTATCTTTTCAAGACAGATTTGAAAAAGGTTTGGAGTTTAACAAATGGGGTAAACCAAATAGAAAACCATACGCTTCACCTGAAGAGATGGACATTAACCAAAAAGACTACGTAGGAAAACAGGCTGAGAGTGATAAAGTATATGTTGACGATGGTATAATAGTACAGTATGGAGGTGGTTCTATGTTTAAACCAGGTTCGTATGATAGATATACACCATTTAAGAATAATCCTGACGCAGACTTTTTAGTTATTGCTTGGCCGATGGGATTGGTTCAAGCTAGTTGTAATCCATTTAAAGGTGAGAGAGAATTGAAAGGAGTTAACTTAGGTGAGATAGCACAAGAAGTCCTAAGTAAGTGGGAAGGACAACTAAAAGATAAAATCATACCACTATCAACCATCAAATGGATATCTGAGTCAGGTAAAAGTTTTGACGAAGAGTCGGTAGGTTTTACAAATGCGGATTTAGAGGCTTTTTATGGAGACAAAGTCCGCTCAATGGAAGGAGGAGAGCAATATATGGATAGACTTAAAGATATTATGAACAAACCAAACAACGAATTAACAGATACTGAATGGGGGATATTAGATAAGTTAGGTGTACCTGCTTGGGAGATGATACAAGCAAACTCAGGAGGTCACAAATGTATCACAAATATATCAGCTTTAAACTATTTTGGTAGAAGTAAAAGACCACCTAATCCCGACGCAAAAAAGGGTCCAAAAAGAGAAGGTGATTCACCATATATAAAGTTTACAAAAATGATACAAAAAAGATTTGTAGAACTACTAAAACAGAAAATAGAGGAAAGTAAATCAAAATAATGAAAAGGAGACTGAGTCTCCTTTTTTAATACCCAATTTTTCACAAGTACCACCCGCAACTTCTAACACCTCACTACCATAACCTCTATATGACTCACAACTTTCTTTATCTCCACAAGGTTGACAGTTATTATATATGTCACTTATAATACCATTATCAATCATTATAATATCTAATGGTATAATACAATTATACATCCAAAAACTCTGTTCACCACGTTCAGGCATCATAAAAAACATACCATTAAAACTATTATCAAATCTTTTACCCATCATTCCTTTAGATATAGATGGTTTTGTTGTACAAAGTTTGACTTTAAATATATTATCGTCTATCATTACTTTCATATTTATAAATATAAAGATAATTAATAATGAAAAAATACGCAGGAATAATTGTAAGGTGTAAAGATAGAGTCTTGTTATGTAAAAGAAATAATGATGGTTCATTACCAGGTTACTGGTCATGTCCTGGTGGTAAGATGGAACAAGGAGAAACACCAAAAGAAGCTGCAATAAGAGAGTTTATGGAAGAGACAGACTTACCAATATACGGTGATATTAATTTCGCTGCGGCAATTAAAAGATACACTAGAGACGGTCAGAATGTTAAAGGTCTAATGTATTGTTACTTAATAGACGTGGAAGAAGAAATCTACCCAAACCTAGACACCGCAATTGACGGAGAAGAACATACAGAATGTGGGTATTTTACTAAAGATGAATTACCTACACCCACAACTGAACAGTTTAATAAACTACTAAATATAATTTTAAAATGAAAAACAAATTATTTGACGCTTTGGAAAAAAAATACGAAGCAATTAAGAGTGAATGTGAAGCAACATTAGAAGTGTACTTTAATAACCCTGCGGGTATTGGGGAACATCCAGGTATAATTGAAGAGATGGATAAACTTTTTGAAAGATACGCAACCGCGGAAGGTAATTTAGAGGTTCTAAAGAAGAATTTTTCTGAGTACGACACCAAAAACTAAAAAAGTTTAGATTTAACTTGATAAATAAGAACTTTTTTATATCTTTGTAAAACTTTTAACGGACAATGGTATATTTATATACTACATTCCAAGAAAAAAAGTTTAAAAAAGTTTGGATAATAAGAAAAAAGTTTCTTATCTTTGTCAAACGTTCTTTGAAGTATTAATGACGACCTTTCACTGAAAGAGTTTTTTAAAAAGATTAACCCCCTTTTTTACATCCAAAAACAGTGAAACATTAGTCATCGGCGGTTTAGCGTCGTTAGATAACCCTGGAAACAGGACTAAAGGGACAGAATGGGATTTAGCAATCCTTGGAAGTTCGCAGTCGTATGGCTGACAACTAAACAAAGTATCTACGACCCGTACCTCAAGGGCAACTGCTGAGGGGTTAGGGTTCATCTGAATACGTGGAAATTCGGGTGTGAGATGGAGACATCAATAGGAGAAGATACAGGTGACGGTTCGACACTCACTGCTATGAGTTGTAGGGCTGGGTACCAGTTTGAGGGGTTACCTCAGGGACAAGTGAAAACTTGGAACCTAACGTAGTCCTGACTAACCGTTAGCTTGCAGGCTAGCAGAGAGGTGTGAAGCATTCTGTGTTCAAAAGATACGGACCTTCTCCCGAAGCACATCTTTCATAAATCCACATTTGCTAATTTTAATCTAAATTAAAACAAGCGAAAGACTTCGGGCGTTGATGACGAAAGGTGTCTAATACTTTGGACTTTTGTCAACGAAGTCATCCCTTGAACCGCAAGTTCTCGGATGTCAATTATGAAACAACTCGTGGGTTGGCCGACCCTTAGTGAGACCGCAAGTCTTAAGAGATTGAAGTAGTAGTTGAGTAGTTATCAACGATACGAGTGGTAGCCGTTAGTTACCGACACTGACTCGATACTCCTGTCAATGGAGTGGATACGTGGGGAATTTTCTAATTATAATCCCACAAAAGACGAGTTGTCAAACGTGTAATCTCAGCGTTCTTAATCCCCAATATATATAACATATATAACTTCCTTAACCTCAGTCGTAGTGACTGAGGTTTTTTTATTTTATGGATATTTATAACTAATGAAAGACCTAATTAAAAAAATAATAAAAGAAGAGACTGAAGGGTTACAAGGTGAGTTTGATTTTGATGGTGTA